TAATTTAGATGCTGCAACAAAAGGTAATGATCCAGGTGGACACATTCGTATAACGTGCGATGGAACTAATTGGTTAGTTTCAGGTGTACTTGTAGGTGACGGTACATTGGCTACTCCTTTTGCTGATGCTGAATCATAATAGTTGATTTAGTACAATAGTTAATTTTTGGATTAAGAGGGGGCTTAGTCCCCCTCAAATCCTTATATTTGCATTATGAAGAGAACATTTGAATATGATCATGAGTTAGGTAAGGTGGTAGAAACTACTGGTCAAGAAAAAAAGATAGAAGAAAAACGTTTTCACATAGGAGGGCAATCAGGTTTTAAATGGGTTAAATCATCACAAAATAAAACATGGATTGAAAACGGTAAAGTAAAAAGATATAGAAAAGGTGGAACAGTCACCAATTAAGAAAGTATTAACCAAAAATAAAAAAAATGAGACACATAGTATTGATTAAAGCAACAAACACAAAGAAATTTAATTACTGTAAATTTGGTAATTACAAAGACGAAAGAGGAAAATTACATGAATTAGTAGATCCTAATGGAATTACATTAACTGGATACGAAATGACCAATCCTATTTTATCTTTAGATATTAATGACGAAGATAGTAAAAGATTGTATAACTTCTTAGAAAAACATCCTTTAGTAAAAGGAGGAAAGTTTGTTATAGAAGATTTAAGAGCTAACGAAGAAAAAAGTGCAGAATCAGCAATACAAACAGCTGACGCTGTAGTTGTAGCTTCTAAGTTAAATACAAAAGAATATAGAGATATGGCAAAATTACTTGGTATTAGTACTGATTTTGATGATCACTTACTAAAAGCAAAAGTAATTCAATCCGCTAGTACAAATCCTGCAAGATTTTTAGAAATTCATAATGACGAAGAAAGAGACTATAAAATATTTATGAAAAACGCTCAAGAATCTAAACACATTAAATTTATTAATGGTGTATATAAATATGGATCTAATACAATAGGTCTTACTGTTGACCAAGCTATTGCGTGGTTTAAAGATAATCCAGATGTATATGCATTAATAAAACAAGATTTAAGAGGCGGTGTGTCTCCAACAAAAGAAAAAGTTAATAAACCAGAAACAACAGAAAATAAGGGAGGAAATTCAAAATTGAGTCAAATCCTAAATGATGTTGAATAATGGCCAACTTAACAACTACTACTGCTAGAACCTTAATAAGATTATTGTTAGATAAAGCTAACTCTCCTTATTTTACAGACGCAGAAATAGATTTATTTTTAGAATTATCTATTAAAGAGTTTATAAATGAAAACTATAAAAAGTTTGAGTTAAATCAAGCAACAAGAGATAATTTACGTACTCTTGTTAAAACAAGCACATCTTTAACACAAACTACTCCAGATCAGTTTGACATAACGTCACTAACAGACTATAGACATTTTTTATCTTTTGAGGTTACAATAGGTAATCGTACTGAGTATGTAAAAATATTACAATTAGATGATTATTTAGCTATTAAAAAAGATCCTTTCAATAAACCCTCAGAAACAAATATAATAGGTGTTATAGAGGATAACAGAATAAAAGTATATAAAGATAGTATAAACACTATAAGTTCTCATATTCTTTCTTATTTAGCTTGGAACGAATCGTCTGATGATATAACAAGTTTACCTGATCACACGCATGAAGACGTTGTAAATATTACAGTCAGAAAATTAATGGGTAATGTAAAAGACGAAGCGTATCAATTACAAATGACTGAAGAAATTAAAAATAAATTATAATGGCTACATTAAACGAAATAGCATATAATATTTTAAACATTGCAAGAAACGGTAGATCTAGTGATGATGATACTTTATCTATAAA